CGAATGGCCGACCGACGAGGAGATCGCCGCATGGGAACAGGAGGAACTGAGTCTGTGACGCCTCGCGACGTCCTTCGGGACCTCCTCACCACGGTCATCGAGCTGCTCGGCCTCGCCGCGATCGTCTGGGGTGTCTACCTGTACGACCCGCGCGCCGCGCTGATCGTCGGCGGCCTGCTCGCCGTGCTCCTGGGCTACATCCTCGCCGCGCCGCCCGCCAAGGGCCCTGACCGGTGAGTCTGGCCCGCCGCGCGGTCGAACGCCGCGCCCAGCCGTTCCCGCTGCCCACCGGCGGGGGGCAGGGTTGGTACCCGACCATCGACGGGTCCATCCCGTCCAACGGCTCGCTGGTCACCAACCACTCCGGCGCGCCGGTCACCGAGCACACCTCGCTGCAGCAGTCCACGTTCTACGCCTGCACCCGGCTGCTCGCCGACTCCATCTCCATCCTGCCCTGGGACAACTTCCGCACCCTCGACGGCTTCCCCCGGATCGTGAACCCGCAGCCGCTGCTGCTGGCCGACCCGGACCCGCTGTTCTCCAAGTCGCAGTTCGACTTCAAGCACATGCTGGTCACCAGCCTGGCGGTGCGGGGCAACTTCTTCGGCCTCGTCCTCGAACGTGACCGGCTTGAGTACCCGGAGTCCATGCTGCCGCTGCACCCCGACTGGGTGCGCCTCGACCGAGACCCCACCACGTGGGAGCTGCGCACCTGGGTGATGGGGGAGAAGGTCGACAACGCCGACATCTTCCACATCCCGTACATGCGGATGCCCGGCAACGACTACGGCCTGTCCCCGGTGACCGTGTTCGCCGAGTCGATCGGCCTCGCGCTGGCCGCCGAGCAGTACGGCGCGAAGTGGTTCCGCGACGGCGCCAGCCCCAGCTCCGTGCTGGAGACCGACCTCCCGCAGGACGACGACCAGGTCAAGCGGGTCCAGCGCAACTGGGTCTCCTCGCACGGCGGCAGGCGGCTCCCGGCCGTGCTGTCCGGCGGCTTCAAGTGGAAGCCGATCACCATCACGCCGGAAGAGTCCCAGTTCCTGGAGACCCGCCAGTTCCAGGTCGCCGAGATCGCCCGCATGTTCGGCGTCCCGCCGCACATGGTCGGCGACGTCGAGCGCTCCACCTCGTGGGGCACCGGCATCGAGCAGCAGAACATCGCCTTTGTCACGCACACCCTGCTGCCCTGGCTGACCCGCATCGAGTCCGCGTTCAACCGGATCACCCCGCGCGGTCAGCGCATGAAGTTCAACGTCAACGCGCTGCTGCGCGGCGACCTCAAGTCCCGCTACGAGGCCTACCAGCTCGCCATCGACTCGGGGTTCATGAACCCCGACGAGGCCCGCGCGCTGGAGGAGCTGCCGCCGATCCCCGGCGGCCTCGGCCAGAAGTTCCGGCAGCCGCTCAACTACGGCCCGCTCGGCTACGAGCCGCCGGACCCGGCCCCGGCCCCGGCCCCCAAGACCACACCCACCCCGACTCCCGAAGGGGATCCCCAGTAATGGACGAGAAGCGCGCAGCCCTGCTTCTGGGCACTCTGGAGCGCCGCACCCGACCTGCTGAGGTCGAGATCCGCTCCGACGGCAACAGCAGCACCTTCACGGTGCGCGGCTACGCCAGCGTGGTCGAGCACTCCTACGAGGTGTACGGCGGCCCCGAGCGGGGCGGCTGGAACGAGACGATCGCCCGCGACGCGTTCGCGAAGACGCTGGCCGAGAAGCCGGACGTGGCGTTCCTCATCAACCACGACGGCATCCCGCTGGCCCGCAGCCGCTCCGGCACGCTGACGCTGTCGGCCGACAACACCGGCCTGGCGTCCGAGGCGGAGATCGACGCGGAGTCCCCGCTCGGCCAGACCCTGCGGTCGGCGATGAAGCGCGGCGACCTCGACCAGATGTCCTTCGGCTTCCGGGTCACCCGCCAGGAGTGGAACGACGACTACACCGAGCGGCGCATCACCGAGGTCTCCCTCGACCACGGCGACGTCTCGATCGTCACCTACCCGGCGAACCCGGCCACGTCGATGAGCATCGTCTCCGCCCGGTCGGCGGTGAACTTCTTCCGCGAGAGCGAGCTGGCCGAGATCCGCGCCGACGTCACCCCCGACGAGCTGCGCGAGGCCCGCGAGCGCCTCGACGGCATGCTCGCCGAGCTGGAGCCCCCGGCCGAGGAGCGCCAGGGCGAGGGCGACGTCGAGGAGCGCGAGGAGACGACCGCCGGGACCGTCACGGTCGACGTCGTCCCCAACCTCGACGCCGAGAGCCTCCGCGAGCTGGTCGAGCGCATGGTCGCCGACGCTCTCCGCGCCGCCGCCCCGGCCGCCGAGGACGAGGAGCCCCCGGCCGAGGAGCGTGCCGAGGACACCGCCGAGGAGACCGAGGAGCGCGCCGAGGACACCTCGGCCGAGCCCGAGGTCCGCAGCGGCGGCATGTCGCTGGCCCAGGCCCAGCGCCTGGCACTGCTCGACACCTGATCCCGGGCGGCCCCTGAGCCGCCCGTTCACCGCGCCCCGCTCTGGGAACGCGGATCCCCCGCCCGTCACGCCGTAGCACCCGAACCCCGCTCTGCAGCACCCGGTCGACCGATCCCCGACCGCGCCGCTGCAGCCCGAGGCCCGCGTCGCTGCACCTGGCTGGCTAACCAACTGATCCAACTGCCGAAAGGAGTCATCCGCGATGAGCGAGATGATCAAGCGGCTGATGGCCAAGCTGGACGCCGCCGACGAGCGCCGTTCCGCCGCCATCACCGCCCGTAAGGCCCTGCTCGACGCCGCCGAGGCCGAGCAGCGGGCCGACCTGACCGAGGACGAGGCCACGGAGTTCCGGGCCAAGACCGACGAGATCAAGGCCATCGACGCCGAGATCACCGAGCTGCGCGAGCGCGTGGCCGACCTGGAGGCCGAGGAGGCCCGCACCGCCGAGGCCGCCAAGCGTGCCGCCGAGCGGAAGCTGCCCACCGGTGGCGCCCAGGTCACCTCCGAGGAGCTGACCTACCGCAAGGGCAACGGCAACAGCTACATCCGCGACCTCGTGCAGTCCCAGTTGTTCTCGGACAGCGAGGCTCGCGAGCGCCTGGGCCGTCACGCCAACGAGGTCAAGCGCGCCCCGGAGTTCTCCGAGGTCCGTGCCGCCGCCGACCTCAAGGCGGCCGACGGTGCCGGTCTCGGTGGCTACTTCGTGCCCCCGGCGTGGCTGATGAACCAGTGGATCGAGCTGGCCCGCCCGGGTCGCCCGACCGCGAACCTGCACAACTCGCAGGCCCTGCCGCCCGGCACCGACGTCCTCAACATCCCCAAGGTGCTCCAGGGCACCGGTTCGCCGGACGTGCAGGTCGCGGAAGGTGACGCGGTCGCGAACGGCTCCTGGCAGGACACCTCGATCGCGGTGCCCGTCCGGACCGTCGCCGGTTCGCAGGCCATGTCCCAGCAGCTCCTGGACATGAGCCCGCTGAACTTCGACCAGATCATCTTCTCCGACCTGCTCGCGGACTACGCGGTCAAGGTCGACAAGCAGGTGCTGTTCGGCACCGGCACGAACGGTCAGGTCACCGGCCTGCGCGTGCAGTCGGGTGCGACCAACGTCGCCGTGCCGTCCCCGGGCGACCAGACCGGCGTCCAGGTCTACAGCAAGCTGGCTGACGTCATCCAGCAGATCCACAACTCGCGGTTCCAGTCGCCCGAGGTCATCGTGATGCACCCTCGGAGATGGGCGTGGTTCACGACTCAGCTCGACACCACGAACCGTCCGCTGGTCGTGCCTCGCGCGTACTCGCACGAGAACCCGCTGGGCACCGGCAGCCTCCAGGGTGCCGTCCAGGGCGGCCCGGTCGGCGACATCATGGGCATCCCCGTGGTGCTCGACCCGTCGATCCCGACGAACGAGACCGACGCGGCGGCCACGCCCGGCACCACGTCGGACCCGATCCTCGTGCTGCGCCCGTCGGACAACCTGCTCTACGAGAGCAGCATCCGCTCGCGCGTCCTGCCGGAGATCAAGGCCCAGAACCTGCAGGTTGTTGTCCAGGTTTACGGTTACATTGCGTACTCGGCCGCTCGCTATCCGTCAGCGAACGGTGCGGTGACCAAGCTGGTCGCGCCGAGCTTCTGATCTGAAGCTCACTGACGCCTGGGGGGCGTGGTCAATCGCGTCCCCCAGGCGTCGCACGAATCTAGACAAATGTCGCACCCTCGTTAGACAATGAGTGTCGTGACCGCCCCCACCCACTGTGAGCGCTGCGGCGATCCGCTGCCCGCGCGCCAGCCGGGGGACCGGAAGTACCGCCGATTCTGCTCGGACCGGTGCAAGAACGGCTGCTACAAGACCCGGACCTTCACCTGCCAGCACTGCGGCACCTCCTGGGAGGCGTGGTCGAAACCCGGCCAGCCCCCCCGCTACTGCTCTGACTCCTGTCGCCGCCGCGCGGCGAAACTTCGCACCGACGCCTGGAAGGCGGCCCACCCGGAGTTGGCCGTCAAGCACCGGGCTACCGGCTGGGCGAACTACTACGCGGCCAATCGAGACGAGATGCGCGCCCGCTCGGCCCGTTACGCCCGGGAGAACCCCGAGCGCGTCCAGGCGTGGCACGCCAAGCGCCGCGCCAAGGAGCGCGCGGCCGAGACCGACGAGCTGTTCACCCTGGATGAGATTTTCGAGCGCGACGAGGGCTGGTGCTACCTCTGCCACTCCGACTGCTCTCGGGCTGACGCCACGATGGAGCACGTCATCCCGATCGGCCCGCCGCACTTCGGGACTCACTCGCGCGACAACGTGAAGCTCGCGCACCGATCTTGCAACACCCGCAAGGGCACGAAGCTCCTCTCCGAGCTGCCCTGGTACCGACCTCTGGAGTTCATCGCATGAGCCACGACGCCCTGCTCACCCTCGGCTGGAATCCGAAGGACGACCCGCAGTCGTCCATCGTCCAGGCCATGCGCGCCGGAGTCGAGGTCGACCTCGGCGGTGACGAGGGGGTCGTGCACGTCCGCAACGAGGACGAGGCCAACCGTCTCCGGGGAGCCCTCGCCGTGCTGCGCGCGCAGGCCGCCGGAGCTGCCAAGACTCCCGCGAAGCGCGCCACCCCCAAGTCTTCCGCGTCCGGCCAGGACGCCTAGCCCACAGCACCGCTTCCCGCACCACGCCTGCCCGCTTCCCCTGGGCCACTGCACCCACTCGACCGAAAGACCAGCCCCTCAACGCGGAGATCAGGCACATGTCCAAGGGACGGCACGCAGCCCCCGTTCAGCACAAGCACATCGCCCGTGCGGCCATCACCACCGGCACGATGCTGGCGGTCACGACCGGCGGCATGGCCGCCATCGCGCCCGCCGCGTCGGCCGCCCCCGACAGCGCGTGGGACGCGCTCGCCAAGTGCGAGTCGTCCG